GGAGATGGCTAGGAATATGGTTAATCACATGAGCAGTGCGATGAAAAAAGAGATATTTGGTCAAGAGATTGAAAAGTCTGAATATGTGCGCGATGTTGTAAAAACGCCAGATTATGAATTGCATCTTGCTGATTGCGTTGATCTTGCATCCGAGATTGAAACTGGAACGGTGGACTATACAATTTTCAGCCCTCCATTTGAGTCAATGTATGTATTCTCAAATCACCTTCGTGATATGGGTAACTCATCAAAAGAACAGTTTTATCAGCATTTTAAATTCTTAGTCGATGAAATGTTTAGAATTACCCGTGATGGCAGATTGTTATCATTCCACTGCATGAACCTACCTACCAGCAAGGTAAACGATGGGTATATCGGAATCAGAGACTTCCGAGGCGATCTTATCCGTATGTTTCAGGCCGCTGGATGGATTTATCATAGTGAGGTTTGTATCTGGAAAGACCCAGTAGTAGCGATGCAGCGCACTAAAGCACTCGGATTGCTCCACAAGACTATTCGTAAAGATAGCTCGATGAGCCGACAAGGTATTGCTGATTATCTGGTAACTATGCGCAAGCCGGGATTAAATGACAAGCCAGTACGACACTATCGTGATGAGAAAGAATGCGAGTCTGTATGTGCAATAGAACAATTGAACGTTGAAGAACAACTAGAAAATATTTTGCCTGTTGAAATGTGGCAAAAATACGCAAGCCCGGTATGGATGGATATTAACCAAAGCCGGACATTGAACTTTAGAGCTGGTAGAGACGATGACGATCAAAAGCACATATGCCCATTGCAGCTTGATGTTATTGAACGCGCTATGCACCTTTGGACTGCTCCTAACGATCTTGTATTCAGCCCGTTTACTGGTATCGGTAGCGAAGGTTATGTAGCTGTGCAGATGGGTCGCAGGTTCATCGGTAGCGAATTAAAGCAATCTTATTTTGATCTTGCAAAGAAAAATATGCTTGATGCAAAAAAAGGAACGATGGATTTATTCGCGTAAGTTATCTATATTGCAGATGTAGCCATTGCCTATAAGTGCAGGTAATGGAATTGTAAAATCTGAAGCCGGAGGATAATCTGCTAACCGGCATAAATTAGGAATAAAAATGCGTAACCTACTAACCCTACAACAGCACACCCGCAACAACCACAAAAGAGCCTATGTGCGTAAAGTGAGATTAGCTTGTTCGTGCCATAGGAATGTAAGACATTACCTTTAAGGAAATGACTAAATGAATAATCAATGCACAAAAATGACTCTTGCTAATGAATACGGCGAGTATTCTGCTGCAAGCTTTAAGGCGGATATGACTATTGATGATACTTTTGATCTGCTTGTTATTCCGCTATTGCTTGCAGCAGGATATACGAAAGAAATTATTGATGGATATTTGACAGCATGAAAAAGCGCGGTAAACAGATAAAAAATCGTGATTGCGTAATCCCTTTAGGAATAAAGCGCACAACCTACGAGATAAATGCAAGGGCTGCCATGCTTGCCATAGAGCGCCGCGTATGCAACGAGCAGCATCTAATCGACCTATTGGTGCTAGCTGACCTGTGCGAACGCCTGAACGAGGCTAGAGAGCGCCACATAGACACTCATGCCGCAAGCGTCAAGAAGCTGGTAGAAGCTATCCATAATAAAAGTTGTGACGGATTAGCGTCTTTGAGCGTAAAGGTAAGCGCTAATATCTTGCTGGATTGGTTCCATACCCAGGACAATAAAAAGGTGTTAGATATAGCGTTGCAGCAGATAAAGAGGTTTTCAGAGTGAGCTTACAAAAATCATTACGACATGAAAGTAAAAAGCTGCGCGACTCTGCCCGTGGCAAAGAATGTCAAATTAGAATACCGGGCATATGCAACTACAATAATGAAACCGTAGTGCTTTGCCATATTAACGGTGGCGGTGCAGGTACGAAGCACAGCGATCTATTCGGGGCTTATGGCTGCGACCTATGCCACAGTGCAGTGGATGGCAGAATTAGAACGCAATACAACAAAGATGAGATTGATTTAATGCTGCTGCAAGGAATGGTTAGAACTCAGCAAATAATGCTTGATGAAGGACTTATAAAAATATGAGCAAATATGGCGCTAAAAAGACAGTTATTGATGGAATAACATTTGATAGTAAGGCAGAGGCATTGCAGTATGTCGCCCTACGAATCCTTGAGAATAATGGGCATATAACAGAATTGAAGACACAAGTGAAGTTTGATCTTGCGCCGAGCGTTGTAATACAAGGCCGCAAACGCCCGCCAATGCGCTATATTGCAGACTTTGTGTATATGCAGGACGGCAAGCAGGTTGTAGAGGATGTAAAGGGTATGTTGACCGCTGTATACAAGCTAAAGCGCCACCTTATGAAATCAGTGCATGGAATTGATATTTTGGAGACCAAATGAAAGCTGAAAAACTACTAAAACAAGCCGCAGACGTAATGAATCAGCGTGGAAAGGATTACGACAAGCCAGACGGTGAGCGATCAATGGCGCGTACTGTGGCAGCGTTTAACCTGATAACCGGACAAAACTTAACCGAGACTGAAGGCTGGCAGTTTATGGAAACCCTTAAAGCCGTGCGTATATTTACAGGAAAAACAAGGCACGAGGATAGCATGTTAGACGGAATAGCCTATGCATCACTAAAGGCTGAGTCCGGAATTAACGAGAATATCCATCATGCTTTGAACAATTGATAAAATAGATCAATCATTAATAATTAGATTAATAAATATATTGACACAAGCTAATTAATCCGGATAATAGGCACATCGAAACGAAATACAGGGGAACGAGATGACGCCAGATTTACAGTACAAAACATATGGAATGTTTACATCATTTTACCCTGTAACTGAGCAAGGTAAGATTGCGTGGAATGAATTGGCATGTAAAACAGAAGGAACTGGAAAAGTATTGTGTGTAATAACAATTGAAACAGTAAGACAATTGCGCGCTGCTGGATATATTGTGCATAAAGCAAGATAAATTTAAGGATAAATCATGAGTAAATCAATTTTAAATATGTTACTTGCAGATCACCCATATTACTGCTCAGACAGTAACTATTATTCGAACGACGCGGGCGCGGAATGGGAGACAATGACTGACTTTCTTAATGAATTTGAAAGTTGCGATATTGACATGAACTTAATATTCAGATGGGACGTGAAGCGCGGAGAAGAAGGCGATTCTAACGAGGCGGAAATATATGCTGAGGTTTTTATGATGCACCAGCGCAAAGGCATTTTTTCACCGCACTACATAAAGAACATAAACGAAGATGAGGCGGCGAGATTTCACGCACTGCTTGAAAAACATTGGGATACATTAAAAGCCATGTGGCAACCACTTTCGAAGGAAAAGCCATGAACACACCACAACAACAAGCCGAGCTATACCGTAAAGCCGCCGAAACAATTGAAATGTGCGCAAAGCATGGGATTGAGGCTAAATTTAAATATTATTCAGTTGAGGCATTTTTAATCAGCCCTGCTTTCGATAGCCCTTTAGAATTTTACGAATTCCCAATAGCTGTAATAGAAGGCCAGCTAGTTTGGGCTGATACGGTTGTTTATAACGCACTAGGACGCGCTATTACAGCAAGGCATATGAAGGTAGGCTTTGATTACACATTGGTCGAACCAAAGCAGTCACTATGCGAAGTAGAAGGAAAGCCGGTTTATAAGGGTGATAAGCTTTGGAATATTAGATGCGACTTTAGTTTTGTTGTTGATATTTCTGATGAATCTGGTGTATGGGGCGAGTCGAGTTGTGGTATTAGAATTGGTGCAGGATTTAGAGACTGCTCATGGAACCCACCAAAGCGCACTGTAATGGTTGAAATTGAAATTGATGATGCCGAGTATCATGCAGGAACTAGATGTGTGCTTAGAAGTAATATTGATGATATAAATGAGCGTACATTGCAAGCCTGCCGCAAGGCCATAGATAACCTAAAAGGTGAATAAAAATGAAACTGTTAAAATTGATTTTTGGTGAAAAGAAAGAACCTGCTAAAATTAATTCAATTAGCATGGACGAATATAAATTTAGTCGTGATGCAGAGCAATTGCGACAAAAGAATGAGTGGATAAAGCAAAATGAGTTACAAAAGAAGAAAGATTCTTGCTACCTAGGAACAAGAAATAAGGCATTTTATGGAACTTATGAAGAATATATTAGTAAAACTGAATTATTCGGACAGCATGCTGGTTTAGCAGCGATGTCAAGAATTTCAGCGCAGCAGCAAGCTGCTTACCTTAATTCTAGTTCTGGCTATTTTGGTCGGTTGCAAATGTATCCTAATAACAGTATCTTTTGGCGATAGTAATAATAATGAAACTATCATCAATAGAATTGAAACTTAAACGAGCTTTAGCCGTGGCAGCTATTAAGCGACAACTATTTTACTAGGGGTAATCATGATACTTGAAGAACAAAGAGCATTGGCGGACGAATGTGGTGCGCTACTTCATTACGACTGCGGCGGCGAGTTGGACACGGTCGAATTGTATATTAAAGAACTTTCTGCCTACACCGCCGCAGTAGAAGCAAAAGAGCGCGAGAGATGTGCTGCTATTTGTGACGAACTTCGCAAGCAAAATCAAACAATGGATCTTTACTGGGTCGCTGACGAAATAAGGAACCTAAAATGAATGAGAGAGAACGGTGGTGGAAAGCCTGCGCAGAATCAAAGCAATCCGAACTCGATAACATGAAGCTTGAGTTTGAGCGCTCAGTTAGGGAACACGAAGAGTGCAAGCGTTACGCTGATAGTTTGAACATGGAACTCGACAAAGCAAATGCACGGATTGCACAGCTTGAAGAGGCTTTGAAAAGTTGTGCTGACTATTCGCATAAGTCACTCATGGTTAACCACTGGGCAGTAGATGCGCTAACCAAGCAACCCGACACATGGCTATTAGAGCATGATAATGCTGTAGAGGTGAGAGTGTTGGAAGATGTTGAAGTAGAATTAAATAACCCGTGGGATGGAGATTCAGACACATATTGTGCGCACGAAGCAGAGATGGGAATATTGGAACTGATCCGTGAAATGATTGAAGACAGGAAGTAAAATAACAACTAATAACCCATAAAACCGTGTATAATCAAAGAAAGAGGATGATATGTGCATTTATAATAACGCAGGATCAGTAGTAGCAAATGAATTATTTGGGTATAGTACAAATCCTTATGGCGGTTACGGATTTGAGAATGCTCAAACATTGGCCGCTAAACAGGCGACAGGAATGCATAATTTTAATCTTTATGGATCGCAAAATGCTGATCAAATGGGCAGGATGTTAAAAATTAATGCAAATGTTGAAGCTGTTTACCCTGTAAAAAACGGCAATTCAATGAACAAAAAATTGGAATCCGCTAAAAAATATTTGAAGGATCGTACAAATTTATACTAATCAAACATTATTCATTATAACCATAGTTGCAATAATTGCAGTATTCATATATAAATACGCTCAGAGCATATATGAGTCACATTAAGGAGTAACCATGGCAACCTATCCAAACTTATCATATCTATCAAAACCTTCCGGCGTAGTTATGCCGCCCCGTAAGATGGGCGAACATTTAGCATATCAAGAATATGTAGCCAGAACTATAAAGGCTGGTGGTAAACCAATGTCTTCTGAAGAGTTTTCATTAAGTCAGCGTAAGTAAGGAGTTATCATGGGATGTTCTAAAGGCAAGGGTAAGAAGCCCCCAAAGAAGTAAAAAGTATATTATTAAATATCAATAAGTTAGGTTTAACCTCAATATGGCAGATGCTGGAGCACCAGAAGGAAATAACAACTACACTCGCGGGGCTGTATTTAACGATGCTCTGCGCAGATCTATTGCGCAAGACGATGGTAAGCGCATAAGGGCCGCTGCTGAAAAGCTATTGGATTTGGCCGCCGATGGTACACCTTGGGCCGTGCGTGAATTGATAGACCGCACAGACGGAAAGGCAATGCAGGCTGTATCACTTACTGGTGGTGACGGCGGGCCGTTGCAAATTGTAGGAACTATCAAGCTTGTCCGCCCAGATTAACTTCGAATGGGAATTCCCTGAAAAACTTGGGTTCTTGTTTGAGAAGTATCGTTACAAGGTTGCATACGGTGGTCGCGGATCATCTAAAAGCTGGTCATTTGCCCGCGCACTACTAATCAAAGGGTCAATCGAGCCGTTACGTGTACTTTGCGTTCGTGAAGTTCAGAAATCAATCAGAGACTCTGTTCATAGGTTGCTTGCCGACCAAATAGCTGTATTAGGGCTTCAGTCCTGCTATACGGTGCTTGATACTGAAATCAGGGGAAAGAATGGTACTTTGTTCCTGTTCTCTGGACTTTCAACTCAGACAGCGGAGAGTATTAAATCATTTGAAGGTGTTGATATATGTTGGCCTGAGGAGGCGCAGGCAATTACAAAGCGTAGCTGGGACATACTTATCCCAACAATACGTAAAGAATCATCCGAGATATGGATAACATTTAATCCTGAACTAGATTCAGATGAGACATATAAGAGATTTGTAGAAACTCCACCCCCTAATTGCCATGTTGCAATGGTGAACTATCATGATAATCCTTGGTTTCCTTCGGTATTGGAGCAAGAGCGACTGCACTGTCAGTTAACAAATAAAGAGGATTATGCCCAGATATGGGAAGGTAAATGCCGTGCTGCTGTTGCAGGGGCTATTTATGCCAATGAAATAGGTGAATCCTTGCGTAATGGCAATATATGCAATGTTCCATACGATCCACTGCTAAAAGTTCATGTTGTATTTGACTTGGGATGGAATGATGCAATGGCAATTAGCCTTGTTCAACGCAATGCCTCAGAGCTAAGGGTAATTGAATATATTGAGGATAGCCACAAAACGCTAGACTCATACTCTGCCATGCTTAAAGATAAGCGCATGAACTGGGGCAAAGTGTGGCTACCCCATGACGGACGGCATAAAGACTTCAAGACAGGAAAGAGCGCAGAGGAAATAATGACCGCGCTCGGGTGGGATGTTGGAATTACGCCAAATATGAGCATTGAAGACGGGGTAAGGCTTACTCGTATGATGTTTAGGCGCATATACTTTGATAAAACAAAGGCCGCAAGGCTGGTAGAGTGTGCCAAGCGATACCGTAGGAGTATCAACCAAACAACAAACGAACCTGGTGCGCCACTACATGACGAATTTAGTCATGGCGCTGACAATTTGCGATACTTAGTGATAAATTCCGAAGAAATGTCAAACGAAGACTGGATTAATGAAGATTATGACGACAATCAAACCGGAAGATCATCTATAGGCGGTTATTGACATAATATAAGTTAGCACTTACAATAAGTAAGCGCTAACTAATGGGTTGTGATATGGCTATCGAGCAAATGTATATTGAAGACGATCAAGGCGAGATAGCCGAGAAGCAAAATCCGGTTGAATTTCTGCGATCAATATTAAAGCTACCTAATATTATCCCTATGCTGGATGAAGAGGTAGTAACAAAGATCGGCATGGAGGTAACACGTGGCTTTGACCTTGACAAAGGTAGCCGTGCAGACTGGGAAAGACAAACGAAGACCGCAATGGATCTTGCGTTACAAGTAGCAACAGAGAAAAGTTGGCCTTGGCCTAAAGCTGCAAATATCAAATACCCACTTATCACTACAGCAGCCATTCAATTTTCAGCCCGCGCTTACCCTGCTATCGTACAAGGTGCCGAAGTTGTAAAGGGTGAAGTACTAGGCATAGACCCAGACGGAAGCAAGAAAGAGCGAGCTGATCGTATTGGTCGGCATATGTCATACCAAGTTTTGGAAGAAATTAAAGACTGGGACGAAGAGGAAGATAAATTATTGCTACAGATGGCAATCGTTGGAAATGCTTTCCTGATATTCGTTGCAGTGCTGCGCTTTCTGCTTTTGCAATAGCTTCTAACTGCTTAGAAGCTTGTTCGTTAATATTTGATTCACGAACTTGTGATTCCATTTCAAGCATATGACTTGCTTCTTCAATTTTCTGGATAGCCAATTGCTCTCTTAATGCAAGATCGCTCTTTGCTGAATTGATCTCATTTATGCCAGCCTGTATGTCTTTTTCAGTCAGCGCAAACTGTTGCGCCTGCTCTACCATGGCCTCGGACTCCTGCTGAACCCTATCAATGAGGCTGTGAATACAGTATTTAACCAGATGCTTGACGCTGGCACACTTGCCAATACTGGCGGAGGGTTCCTTGGTAGTGGATTGAAGATGAAGGGCGGGGCAGTACGCTTTGTGCCAGGCGAGTTCAAACCTGTTGATTCTACCGGACGAATTGCCGATAACATTTACCATATGCAGTTCCCTGGGCCTAGTAACGTTCTATTCCAACTATTAGGCATGTTGATACAAGCAGGCAAGGAAATGTCCAGCGTACAGGACATCATGACCGGCGAACGTCAGGCCAACGAAACCGCTACTACCACTCTAGCTCTTATCGAGCAAGGTCAAAAGGTATTTTCAGCTATCTATAAGCGGGTTCATCGTAGCCACAAGCAAGAATTTAGCAAGCTATTCAGATTAAACAAGCTTTACCTTAAACCAGAAGATTATTTCCGTTTCAATGACAAAGTTGAAACAATTTACCTAGAAGACTATCAAGGTGACGGTACGGACGTAACGCCAGTGAGCGATCCGTCATTAGTATCTGACGGACAAATACTTGCCCGTGCAGAGGCTTTGATGAAGTTTGTCGGTGACCCCATGATTAATCAGGTTGAGCTACGCAAGAACTACCTGAAAGCAATCAAAGTGCAGAATATAGAATCACTGCTAAATGAAGGTGAGCCACAGATCCCGCCTGAGATTCAAGCGCAAATGTATGAAATGAAGTCTCAACTTGAAATGATGCAACAACAGGCGCAAGAGATGCAGGATGATATTGCTCAACGTGAACAGGCCATGGCAGAGCAGGC